TACCATCTGTGCCACTTGTGCCACTACTTCCGGTAGAACCTGACGAGCCACTGGTACCGTCTGTGCCACTGGTACCGGCAGAACCGCCAGCGCCACTCACGCCACTCGTGCCTGACGAGCCACTGGTTCCGGTAGAGCCACTGGTACCACTTGTACCATCTGTGCCACTTGTGCCACTACTTCCGGTAGAACCTGACGAGCCACTGGTACCGTCTGTGCCACTGGTACCGGCAGAACCGCCAGCGCCACTCACGCCACTCGTGCCTGACGAGCCACTGGTACCGGTAGAGCCACTGGTACCACTTGTACCATCTGTGCCACTTGTGCCACTACTTCCGGTAGAACCTGACGAGCCACTTGTACCATCTGTGCCACTGGTACCGGCAGAACCGCCAGCACCGCTCACGCCACTTGTGCCTGACGAGCCACTCGTACCCGTAGAGCCACTTGTACCATCTGTGCCACTTGTTCCTGACGAACCGTCTGTGCCACTCGTACCAGATTCGCCGCTCGTACCAGAAGTTCCGTCTGTACCACTAACACCACCCTCGCCACTCGTACCACTTGTACCATCTGTGCCACTCGTTCCGCTTGTGCCAGTTGTGCCACTGGTGCCACTTTCTCCACTTGATCCGGACGTACCATCTGTGCCAGAATTTCCACCCGTACCACTTGTGCCATTTTGACCGCTCGTTCCGGAAGTTCCATCAGTACCATTTACTCCACTAGTTCCTGAAAAATTTAATGCATATGACGCTGTGACAGCATAACTAGAAGTAGCAAACAATACACCATGTACGGTCAAATCGCCAGTAATATCAGCGTCACCGTTTACTTGAAGTCCATTAGAAGCAATAAATGCGTTTTGTATCATACAGTCATTTTTATATATTTAACTGTCCATGTTCCAGACAGTGGGGTTGCGAGTAGATTTATACTACCGCCAACATTGTTGACGGATAGTGTAACAGGCACACTGCCAATTTGATTTACTTCGGTTACATAATAACTTGAAGATACATTGTTCCAGCTTGCCATAACTTCATTAACTTTAACATTTGTATTTGAAATATCTGCTATAGATACAAGCCATCTTGCAGCATGACCGTCTCCAATAATTTCAGAATCAATTTGAGCAGATCCAGAAATAATTTCAGAGTTAGCAGTTAATGAACCTGTAGTTCCAGATGCACCAGTAATATTTACAGTTTCAAATGTATTAGTTGCATTATTGTTTGTAATATTGTAATTGATAATTTGAGATATTGGTGGGAATGATGCATTGTTTAAGATAGCATCTTTAGCTTGTGCATATACAGAAGTAGATTCACCCGGCGCACCTATTGTAGTTGCCATTTTTTCATGTGTATCAAACACAACTTTTCTTGGCGTAAATGCTTTTTGAACAACTGATTTATAATTCTCAAATTTATTTGGCAGTAAGTATGCATAGCACATCATACTAAATGTTGTTTTAACAATACGATCTTGTCCAGCGTCATTAGTTGTTTCAAAGTTATAATCACTGATAGTTGTTCTAAATTTAAATTTATTTTTGTCGCCCCAATAATCTTCTGTTGAAAAATTAATGGCTTCAACAATCGCGTTACCTTGTTCTATTAGTTCTGTCCAAATAATAAAATCATAATTGATAATAACATGATCAGGCATTGCTACACTATATAATTCTTTTACTGGACTAAATCCAGACATAGCAGAAAATCTATCATATTTATTTTTTTCTGAAAAATGTTTAACGGTTGGATATTGTAAGTAACGATTTAGTGTAATCAAACTATCATTGCGTTGCATTGTGCTACGACGAAATGCAATAGCAGGAGTTTGTACTTTACCATTTTTATCTCTCATTACACCATCTTTTTGTATAGCCTTCCAACGTTCCGGAGAACTATAATTGATTGGTACTTTTATTTGTCTACCTGCGTCAATAATTGTAGGAGATATAACATTATCAAGATATGTTAAAATTGCTGTATCAACATCAACCAGTGTTACAGAAAAATTCTTTTGAGTGTCTTTATCTCTACGAACATTATATGCGCGATTTGGTTTAACTTCTGGACCATATGCAGCAGTTATTTCCGGTTTTTTCATTTCGGACATTTCAGGTCCATGATTAACAGGATTTGTTGGTTTGTTTATTACCGGTTTAACTGTGGGTCCACGCCATGCCATAATTTTATTGGTTTCTTTCTAGAATGTTTAGTGAGGTGTATTTTGTGTAATGTGCGTTACAAATTATACTATGGCTCTTGTCGCTTTGACCGCCAAGTAATTGTTCTTGAATTACATTATCAATTTCATAGTAACGATCATTCCACGCAACAACGTCTCCAATTTCTGGATAAAATTCTAATTGACGCAGCATCTTTTCACGCATCTTGAAAATATGATCTTGATTTCTATTTGGTCCAAAGTCATCATACTCGGCAGACATCTCGGATCTTTCAATGAGAGCAGATACTTGAACTGCTGGAAAATACCATTTACCACTTTCTGATGAAGTTTCACCATAGATATTTGTCTTGGTTTCATTTGGACAAATCTTAAATATTTGAATTAGATTTTCAATAATGTTCCCCATCAATTCACCATTCAACGAATTGATCATGTTTAAGTCGCGTTGTGAGAAGTATCGTCCTTTTAGTCCCATAAATATTTTATGTTATGCTGTGTATCTATATTTGATGATGACTATTCCTGAGCCACCCTTAAATCCTGCCAATGGAACTCCGCCACGTTGAGTTCCAGAACCCCCGCCGCCTGTATTTGCCGATCCTGTGCTATTATTGTTGCCTCCGCCACCAAGACCGCCTGTACTAATTCCAGAAAATTCTCCACCAGCACCACCACCACCATAGTACATCGGTGTTCCCAAAATACTGTTAACTACACCATTTCCGCCATTTCTTCCGGACCCATTCGCACCAGCGCCGCCACCACCACCGCCATTATAACTCGATCCACCCGACGCTCCAGAAAATCCACCCACGGTAGACCCCCCGCCAGATCCGCCCTCCCCACCGCCTCCGCCATTTGCTCCCGCTGCGCCATTAGCATTTTTAGGAGCACCTCCCCCACCTCCAATGGCACTTGCATATATAGAAACATAACTAGGTTGTCCGTTTCCACCATAATTATCAATTGGTCCACCAACTCCACCATCTCCAACAATAATAGAGTGTATTCCAGCCGAAATAATAGAACCGGTGTTATATATTACTTGACCGCCGCCGCCGCCACCCGTTCCGCCGTTTGTTATACCACCGCCACCTCCCCCACCGCCAACAACCAAATATTCAATACTTGGAGTACTGCCAACACTGCTTATAGTAAAGCTACTTGTTCCAACTGTTGTAAATGTATGCATCTTGTAGCTTCCACTTGTGGTAATTAAATCACCGCCGGTTGCTACCATATATGAAATAGGATCAGAAAATACTTTTTTCATTTTCATTGAACTTACATTCGCAACAACTGTGAATGGAGTTGTTGATGAAACTGTAGCAGAGTTATTATTTGTGATTGCTAAATTATTTGAACTGTTATCAACAATCGTTGCAGAATTACATGTTAATAATGCTGTGTTTGCTATTGCTGTGAGTGGAGCAGTTGGTACTGTAAATGATGCTGTGTAAAGAGCCGTTCCATTGATTATGCGAGCATTACTGATATATCCTGTAAAATTATTCGAAGTCATTGAAGCTTGATAACCGATACTATTTGTTGTGCCATTAAACAAAGCACCACTTAAACTATAAGGAGCACCGCTAACAAGAGTTCCGTTTACAAATACATAAAATGAATTTCCAGATCTTGTTGTTGCTATATGATACCAAGTATTACTAGATATTGTAGGACCAACTTCTCCAATTTGTAAAGTCCAAGGATATCCACCTGTTTGATTTGCTAAAAATGCAAATCGCGAGTTTTGAACATACAAACATATTGCAGAGTAGCTACTATTATTTCCATTTATGTAAAATATATTTTTATTACCAGAAACGTTTGATATATACACAAAAGCTTCCATTGTAAAATTGTTGCTACCCAAATTTAATGAACTAGTATTTGGTAAACTTAAATACTGATTGGTTCCATTAAACAATACACTGTTGCTCAGGGCGACAGACGTACCACTATTATTTCTATTCTTAAATTTCATTCCTTTTGGTGCCGCTGAAAGTGATGTAAATGGAACAACCGCCGATGACACCATTGCACCATTGTTATTAGTAATAGTAAAATTATTTGAACTGTTATCAACAATCGTTGCAGAATTACATGTTAATAATGATGTGTTGGCTACTGCTGTTAATGGGGAAGTTGGAACGGGGAATGACGATGTGTATAGTGCAGTACCTTTAACAACGCGAACATTTGATATGTATCCTACCATTTGCGCGGAATTAACAACATTACCAATCGTGACAGCCGCCGAAGTATTCATCGAGACTGCTCCTGTATAAGTGGAACCAATTTGAACTCCGTTTAAAAATAACTTTATAGATCCTTGTGCCCCCGATAATGCTACGTGATACCAAGTATTTATTGCAGGACTTCCTCCAGATATGGCGAAACCATCACCATAAACATTTGCACCGATCACACCGGACGATATTTGTATAGCCCATCCAGCCGACGGGCCACCATAACTTGTAATTAAACATTGTTGCGATGAAACATTTGCTGTTGCATAAAACCAACACTCTACGGTAAAACTTCCTGTACCCAAATTAAACACGGCATTGCTCGGAATACTCAAAGACTGATTGCTTCCATTAAACAATACGCTGTTGCCGGACGGGACAGAGACTCCAACATTATTTCTATTTAAATATTTTATTGGCATATGATTTTTATGAGAATATTAACTTTTTCATTTGTTCAGTTGTAACCGGTTCTTCTTCACGTATGCGAATAATTCGTATGCCTTTTTCAGCAGCCATTTCATTCTTTAACTTGTCAACCATAACACTTCTTTTTTGAAAAGGATATTTACATTCTGCTTCACTCTTTGGATGCCAGAACGATCCATCAAATTCAAACAAGATATTTTCATCTGGTAAAAATGCATCATACACTTTTCCACCCATGGGATATTGAGGAACATAATATACGCCAATGTCTTTGAGCATCATATAATATTTTCTCTCAAGCGATGTAAAATTGGCACTAGGCTTTAATGTCTTTTTTATGCCGACATGTTTAAGGTGCCGTCTTTCATTCTTGCTTAATACTTGATCTAATATAGAAAATGATTTCATCCGATATAAATTCCGAGTGGTATTTTTGCCAGCGTTTCATTTACTTGACGAGCCTCTTCTGCCCTCATCTCCATCACTGCTTTTCTTCCAGTCGCTTCAAGATTTTCACGCAGTTGAGTAACAAGATCAGTTTTTTCCGCCGCAGCTTCTTGACGTAGTTCGCCGCCATCTAATGTAACTTCGGCACCAGGTATAGGAATAGTTTGATACTTTTGACGAATGCTTCCTAATACTTCTTTGCATAATGCTAAGAAATATTTTTTAATCCATTGCTTACCAACTGAGTTGATATTGCCGTATGGAATAACATCATATGGAACATTGCTATAATCGCCAATAACTGGAGATGCTACAATAGAACCAGATGCATTATAGTATGAACCAGAAGTGCTGATGCCTTGTGAGTTTGTATCTTTTACAAGAGTATACTCAAAGTGCATCTTCATGTCATATGTTGGAATAGGAAATATTTTTACCTTGTTGTTTACAAGTTCAAATCCATATCCCGATTTTCTTACCAAGTCATTAAACTCAATTGCTTGCATACGCAGCAAATCTTCAAAGATAGGTGTCATCAAAAATTGTGTTGCAGGAGAATAACCAGCAAAGCCCATTTCATTTAATACATTGCTATAACTCATACCTGTCATACTAAATGGATCATAGATACGAGCAGCTGCTGGTGGCATTTCATGAAATATTCTACGAATTTCAATACGATCAAAACTTTCACTGACATTACCCCACAATGCTTGTAGGTCATATGATTGTGTACCTGCTGATAAATCTATATGTCCTTTTTTCCAATCAACCGTTCCACCAACGCCAAATTCTGTACCATATCCTTGAGTCAATTTAATTACAAATGGCAATCCACTTCCTACTACACTTGTTTGTGTTAAATTTACATTTGCTGCCGATCCTTGAAGCACACCCATGTTGTTGCGAATATTAAATTGATTTACTTGCGCACTATATTCAAAACATGCTTCTTCAAAACATGCATAAAAATTTACGTCTAGTAATTCAATATCAGTAATTGGATAACCTAATCTTCTTGCTGCCCAAACTGCTGCATTTGGAGCATCGTTTTTAAATACAACGTCGTTGTCATACCAACCAAATGGTGTGCTTCCAGCAACAATAGCAGAACCAGAACCTGGAAAACGAACGCGATCTTGATCTATTGTATAATTGATTGATGTGTCTGGCATATGCTATGTTCCAATATGTGTTATAGGTATAAATATATAAATACACAAGAAAGAGCACTATTGCCCGAATATACTACAATATTTATTATACAATAAAGAATACCTATTTTGGTGTATATTTATAATATATATGGCTATAATCAAACTTAAAGACCTGTTACGTGAACATAAAATAATTGAAGTTGTGGCAGATGCACCCCCAGAAGTAAGATTTGTAATGCCATATGCTAATCATGCATATGCTAAACCTGCGTCAGATAGTGCTGGCAAGCCGTATACCCAATCTAATATTGATTTTAGTAGCGATGGTAAGAGTTCAGAGTCAAATTTAGAAACAAGGGTTGTAAACATCGTTAAACGCTTTGAAAACAGTATTGATAATCCACGCGGTGGATATAATAAAGCTAAGAAACTTTGGTTTCCTCATAAAAGCTTAGAAGGTGGTAGTGATACAATTGCTTATGGTCACAAAATACAAAACGGTGAAGATTTTAGCAAAGGATTATCTGATAGCGATGCTTTAAAATTATTAGAAAAAGATATTGGCAAAAAATTAAATGTTGCAAAATCCCACATAAAAAACTTTGACACGTTGCCATTAACGGTTAGAATCGCCACAATAAATGCATTATATCGCGGCGACATGGGACCAAAAACAATGAAATTATTAAATCAAAACAAGTTTGCTGATGCTGCAAAGGAATATCTAAATCATAGAGAATATCGTAGCACAAGCAATCGTGGAGTTAAGAAACGCATGGAATGGAATGCTGCGGTATTTAAGAATGCATCATAATCATAATATATGAAAAGTATCAAACTAATAGCACTATTAACCGCAACCTCTATACTATCAGGTTGCGTAGCACCTACACGCAATGTGTATGTTTATGACACACCTGCTGTAACACCGGTTTATATTGTACGCCCTGCTCCTATATACTGGAACTTACATATGGGCTGGTATAGTCACAACTACCATCGCAGAGGCCCATGGCGCAGATGAAATCACTTTTTGATTATACCAGACCACTCGCTTGGATTTGCTTTAGCGGATTCCAAAGCTTCTTGCAATTTTTCGGACATCTTTGGATTAAAATTGATACCTGTCTTTTGCTCTACTTCATCTATAGACACGATATATTTAGGTAAGTCAGACACAGGTAGTGCTTCATTTGGGAAATAAAAAGCAATAGCTTTGTTACTAGTTGCGTCAATAACAACCTTCCAAACAAAATCTGGAACACCAACTTTGCCTACTCCAATTGATTTATGGTCTTTGTTGTATGTTGTGCCAGATACAACATAAATATCTTTACCTTCATTTACCCATATACGCACAGCTGTTTCTAATTGCTTCCAAATACCACGATTGTTATTTGGAACTTGAGGAACCATGTTGCTCAAATAGAAACTTTCACTCATAGCTTCGGCTGTATGAGTATTGTCACCAGCAGGAACAAGATGACCGCGATCATATGGATTACCAGCATAATCACTTAATACAGATTGATGTGCTGGTAGTATATCTGGATCTGGACGAAAATCATCTTGGCGTTTGAATGTACCATTTACTTTTTCTTTGGTTATATGCTCTACAACATATTCTGCCGTCTTTGTGTCAAAGCGATAATGAATAGCATAGTTCTTTTTGATGATATATTGATTATCTTTTACTATTTTACTAACTGGCGCTCCGTTATAAACAAAAGAACTTGCTTTGTCATCAATCGGATTAGCGATAGATAGTACTG